CTCCCAATATATCTCCTATAAGAACATCATCAGGAATATTTGCTGCTGCTTGAAGAGCTTCTATTGTAGTCATTGGCGTATATGCATCTTCCATTGCTGCTGTACGCTCAACTGCAGTTGGTGCTGGTGCTGGTGCTGATGGTATTGCATAACTTTGCCAGCCGTTACCGCCACCGCCGCCACTAGTTGAAGGTGAAGATGAACCACCATAACTTCCATGTGAACCTCCAGCTGGTCCTTGATAACCTGGTCTTCCTGGTCCCGGTTGAACGAGTTGTCCTCCACGATATCCCAGTCTTGCGATTCCGCCCTCGGCGTCCATACTTCTTTCAGGAGCAGAAGCCTGTTTTCCTAATACTCCAAGTATCTCCTTTATAAAAGATTCTGGAACATCTTCAATTCTATCTGCTGTAGATCCATCTCCCTGTTGTATCCAATACTGTAATATGATCTTTTGAAGTTCAATAGGCATAGCTTGTGCTGTTTCTATGTCCCCGCTTAATCTTAGTTTCGAAGCGCCTGCGTCTAATGAATCTGTTCTCGTGTTTAATGCCATAATTATATTGTTGGTTATTTATTAAAGGCAGGGGTTTCACCTGAGTTTATATTCTTACTTGTTTTCTACAAGTAAAGCAAGATTATGTTACTTCTCTCGGCTTAATTTCCAGAGCTGAAAGAACAACATGCAGCCGGTTGGCTGTTGCAGCCGTCACCTTAATGACTTCGCTTTCCTTGGCGACCAGAGGCTGACTGAGCAATTCTGAAGTTCCTTTTGCGGATATCGCCTTGGTCACAAAAAGGTTGAAAACAGCGGCATCCGTGTCGGTTATCGTCACGGTAATGGTATCGGCGTTGTTAGAATCCTCTGACACCAGGATGGATTTTATCACGGCAGTCGTTGCTGTGGGTACCGTGTACAAGGTCGTTGCACTGGTACTCGTTAAATCCGCTTTTTTATTTACAAATGCGTTTGCCATTATCCTAAAAATAAGCTTGCCGCTTCAGCTTCCTCTTTCAGATCCTGTTGAAAAGTCGTATTCAGTTTCTGCACGATGCTGTCGACATCCCTGACGAATGCTTGTTGAACCAGCTGATCATATTTATCCAAAGGTTGCGTCAGTGATTGCACGATTCTAGCCATTAGATGTCCCTGCTTCTTCCGCCTAAAGGTTTATCGATTCTTCCACCATATGCTTTATGCGGTCCATAACTATCTTTACCTGGATCAGTAAAACCACCAGGTTTTGAAGGTCTTTGTGGCTGAAAATCTTTGCCACCACCTGTTTCTCGATATTCTGAAGCTTGAGTTACCAATGGAGTACCTGCAATATTTGATGAACTAGGTGTAATTCCTAATACTTGTTTAGCATAGCCAGCTTTATCTCTAGCAAACTTACCTTTTTTTTCTCCTCTGTTAAAAGCGGTTAAATAATCTTCATAGTGTTTTTGATAATTTCCAAATAAAGACGCCACATTAACTCCAAAAGGATCTTGGCCAGTTAAATTACCGTGTCTTAAAGTATTATAATAGTTCATAGGAGCGATAGATGTGACATGACGCATTCCTGGTAAACCTCTCCCATGTACACTCCATCTAGCTTGATTATATTCATCAATTGGAGAAGGCCGAGCAGCATTTAGCAAAAAACCTATCCCTGGAATTTTTGATAAAGCACCAACAGCCATACCTGATAATCGTCTAGCCAAATCTTTTGTTTCTGTCCCCTTTCCTTGTATCCATTCCAAAAATGTTTCTTCATCCTCTCCATTATTTCCATCTTGAAAACCTAATCTCGTGATTCCACCTGTATCTTTATGTATTCTACTTCCATATTTATTGGTCCAATCTCTAGCGATTTTTGGCTCTCTGGCCCATAAGTATTTTCTCTGTGCTTCTGATTTAAAAGGCATTATCTTCTTCCATCCGGTTGCGTATCCAATCTAAACGTTCCCAGTTTCCAATGTTGATTGGTGCTGTCGTTGGATACTTTTAAAGATATAGCACGTGCGCGCGCTCTTGTATCTATTTTTGTCGTGCTTGTTGTAGAAGTAAAAGGTCCCAACGATGAACTCGCTTGCGAGTCCGTTGGATAATTCTTTAAGTTAAGGGTGACCGTCGCGTCTCCCGTTTGCTGTAAAAAGTCAGGGAGTATCCGTCTAATTTTCATGATGACATCACCGTCTCCGCCAAGTCCCTGTTGATTGATGTCAAAATCTCCAGACTCGATGCTAGCGGCAATGGCGCTTGATGATCCGGCTTTAATTTGATTGACGCCCGTTTCGTGTTCATAGTAAGTTGTCACTCCATCCGTGTTACCCACCGTCGAGTCGCTCGTTGCACTTGAATCGTATTCAGTTGCGTGCGGCTTGCCAAATACTGAAGAATCCTGCCACGCGGATCTTGCAAGTGAGCTCGTTGTCCATACCGGTCTTTCCGCAGTGGAGTCCATGTAGTTATAAGTGACCGATCGATTGTTGGACGTTGCGCCACTACCTGGATAGAACCAGGTTACTTCTCCGAACAAGTTATTCAGTCCCGCGCAAATGTGATTTCTTGGAACGGTGTTAATGTCATCGTAAACATAATCTTCAACGAGACAAGGCAGCGATTCCAGTTTACCCGTATATCTGAAGAAACCGTTTTCAGACATCCAGTACGCGGAACCATCCACTTCGACTGCGGCTCTGTGTCCAATCAATCCACATCCCGTTCCCACTTGCTGAAAGGAAAAAGTAAAGGGAGCACCAACAAATCTCATGATGAATAAGGCATTGTCCGTCCAAACGTAAATTGCGTCACGACCCCTGATTGCCGCTACAATTCTTGTGCCATCCGCGATTCTTTGCGTGCCGGCCGTATTGGTTGCGGTTGGTGTGTAGGTGTTAATGTCCTCCTGATCTGACCAACGAATGTACATGGCATCCTGTGTGGATGTCGTGCCAATGGTTGTTTCAGTTCCAAAGAAAACTAAGTGTCGATCCGGCGTGGAGACTAAAGTTTGTTTTGCGGCAGTCGGTGCGCTTGTGACAGCGGTTGCCCGCGTCGAAGTCGCTCCGGTTGCGTTTGAATCCCATTCAAAAGTTGATCCGTCATTGATCGTCGCAATGAGTTTATTTCCAAAATTATCCAGGTGCCATAAACCAGGAGCGGTGATGATGTCTCCCGTTTGCGATGCGCCCCATTTGGTGTAATCCGAAGCGTCCGTCACCGTCGCTCCATCCGAGTGACTAGCGGCCGTGGTATTATCCGCTCCTCTTGTTAGTCCTGATAAAGTGTCGGTTCCTGTTGTGTTTGATGTATAAGCGACACGTTCACTGTCTATTAAAACTGTTCCTGATGAAGGCATCGATGCTGAATCGGCCAGTACAATACTTGTTGAACCACTCGTTAATGCTCCATTTAATGTGGATGTGATTGCACCTGCGACAGTACCGCCCCAGAGTCCTAAACCCCAGCCGGCCGCTGATTCTTCAACGGCAGGTCCTATGGAATAATAGTATCTAACTCTTATGCCTCCGGATGTATCGGCTCCCGAGTCACTTTCGTTTGAGCCCATTTCGATGGTAATCGTTGTGCTGGTTGGTACGGTGGCGACTTGAAAGTTGTAATCATCAAAATCACCAGAGCCAAAAGCAGAATCGGTAATAGTAGTAAAATTATCCAAAAGAATAATGTCCCCTTTGCTAATATTATGAGCGCTCGCAAACGTGATCGTGACTGTGGCATCGCCATTGGTTGTTGAAAAAGCGTTGGTTAAAGTGGTTGTGCTTTTAAGGGGAGTTATATCATAGAAAGCTCCTCCAGAATAGACGTATAAAAATCGGTTCGTTCCCAGAGCGGCATACTTAATTCCACTGGAATTAATGAAATGGTGCAGCGCCGTGTTTCTTCCCGTTAAAGTGCTACTGCCCAGTTGAGCCCAGCCGCCTATTTTTTCAGGTGTTGCATATCTAAATCGTACATAGTCGCCACCAACCCATTGGCCTTCGCCTCCAGTTGCTGTGACTTGCTTATTGAATCCGGGTGCAAATTTAACTTTTTGTAGCATAATTATCTCGCGTTACAAGGTACTCCTTCTGAATTGACGAAAGGGGCTTCTGCCCAGGCAGCGTACACATAGGTTTCAGCGACATTTGGATCGGTTGCAATTCTGAATTTAAAACCATTAGATAATAAATCAATCATATCAGTTGTAGCTTCTACAGTAGTGTCATCTGCTACAAGAGGATCATTATCTTTATTATAGCCTTCTCTTTTATTATCGAACATATGCCAAGCACTTGTACTATCAACTGATTTAGTCATGACAAAGGCTGGTCGAAATCCCGTGTAAACAAACGTGCCATCAGCATCTCCATTGCCTTCGTAAGTTCCAAACTTGCTGAATCCTTGAACTGAAGCCCAACAATAAGCTATTTGTGTTTCAGTATTAGTATTAACTCCAGCCCAATTATCGACTCCAAAAATTGTGGAACTATGCGCGTTATCTCCTTGAATATTTGTATCGTCAGCTTCAGCGGCAGTAGAATCAAGATAAAGCATGTTCGTATTGCTGGTTGAAGCAAATCTTGGATTAATGACAGCCCATAGTGCGGCTCTTTCTCTGTTTTTAATTATGACCAGATCAGGTTTCACACCAACAGAATGACCCACTGTTTGATTAGCACTTCCATTTCCTGTATAGGAAACGATTGAAAATTTTGATGTAGAGTTCACACTAACTGTACTTGTTATATCTCCTGTTGTGTTTGAAGATGTTGAACCCCCCGCCTTCCAGCACCATGCCACGTATTTTTCTGCATCGGTATTAACCTTAACATCGGCATCCACTTGAAAACCATCACTTGCAAAAGAATCCAATGTATCAGTATCTGTGCTTTCTGCGGTATTTTCAGCGGAATCTAAAAGTTTAGTGGCACCTCTTACAGCATCAAAAAGACAATGCGAGTCGGTGGCATCTCTGTTTTTTATCCAGACCAGATCTGGTTGCATATCCGTATCACCACCTAAAGTGATTGCATTATTAGCCGAACCATTTCCAGTATATAACTGGGTTTGAAAATATGCTTCAGGATCGTCTATTGTCGTGTAAGCTGCCATTTAACCTCCATACTCCGCTAAGTTTTTAGTACATAACGCAAAATACCCAGAAGGTACAGCGTATTCAAAAGAACCTTGATCGTCTGCATCTGCGTTTGCTGATGAAATAGAGAATGGCGGAGTGCCAAAATTTGCTTGACCAGCACCAGAAGCTGAACTCCCACCTTTATATGGCGAAAAACCCATAAAATAAGTTGAACCTGAATTAGGTAAATCAAAAGCACCTGTTTTCGATGCACCTGATGTTGGATCCCCACTATTTAACCAAGTTCCATTTAACCCAAAATAAACCGCCTCATTATCCGCATCTAAACCTACGGAGACTATATCATTAGTTGTAAAAGTGGCTACATTAGTTCCTTCAAGAGAGCCGCCTTGTGCAATTTCTCCGTTGCTTTTATAAGCCACACAACCAGAATTTTGTGAAAAATTTCCTGTTGGAGCCACTACATCAGTAACCCCTATGTCAAAATGATCTCCAGCAGTTCTTTTAATTTCCATATACCATTTGCCAGAAGTCACACCTATTGATGCATATGCGGAATCCCAATTTGTTGCTGTTTGGGTTAATTCTAAATTTCCTTCTGACCAAGTATAATTAGTTCCATAGTTTAAAGGATTCATAATAGCAAAATTATTAGTCGGTGTATCGGTTGATTGATCTGTTGCGGCTAGATTAGCTTCATTAAAATCATTTCCCTCTCCACTTTCATCATCACCTAAATCTCCACTGTCTTCAAAATCTAAATAAAATGAAGAAGACCCAGTGAATGTTAATCCTGAAACATCTTTCGGTTTCCAAATCGTAGGAGAACTAGAATCGAACTCTCCAAAAGAAGTTGGTGCCGAAGCTGCAGCGTCAAGGAAGACAACTTCTGCCATATAGCCATCAAAAAAAGCCGAAGCTGAAGAGCCATCCCATAAGCAACCAAGACCTGGATCATATCTTCCATCGTTTACCCAGGCAGACCACGTAGAAACAGGTGCCGTTTCAGTTGAAAATGATGTAACTCGTACACCATTGACAAAAATTCTTACTTTATCAGCGTCTGTTCCATTTTCTGCATCATAAACAAGCACAATATGGTACCAAGCGGAACAATCCCGGAAGACTTGAGTAGTTGTATGTGTTGAATTAGAACCACTGACATTTATGTAGTACGTTAAAGTATCACCCGCATCAAATCTCAAATATTCTGTCGCATTTGCATCTCTGGCATAACTGTAAAGATATTGAGCTGAACCTAATAATCCTCTTTTTACCCAAAGAGAAAGGGTATATTCAAATTCACCACCAGTAGTACCTGGGTGATCAGCATAATCCATATAAGCACTATCAGCAGAATTAAACCTGCATGAGTTGGCTACATCATATGCTGCTGTTGTTGTAGTATTTGCTGGTATAATTAAAGGCATTAAACCTCCAACGTTGGCAGTTCACCTAATGGTCTCTCCATTACAACAGGATCACCTTCATCGGCCGTGTTTACGGCTGTGTATAAAGTTTCTATGGCTGCTGTATTCGATGCATTAGTGATTGCCGTTTCCATTTCAGCACATTTCGTTCGGACCGCTGCGCGGTGATTTGTAATGGCTGAAGGTACTGCTGTATTAGCGTCCGCTTTTCTAACTATGTACCAATCTGTCTGTGCGAGTATTGATGCAGCTTGTTGTTTAATATTTCTTATTTTAATCGTTTTCAATCCTTCAATTTTAACATCTCCAACTGAAAAATCATTTACTCTTTCTCCAGCTCTCGAATGTTCTTCTGGATAAACATCAACATCAACATCATTTTGAATGTATAAAGTGTCCGCATGAGCCTTAGCGGTCGCTGAACCATAACTGCCCGTCACTTTACCACTTCCAAAAGAATAAGAGACATTTGTATTAGTATAATATTTCTCATCTTTTCTATTGCTGTAATCCATTTCAACTTCATAAATTCCAATCGCCTCTCTTTCAGATTTAGTCCATAGAGTAAATATAGCTTTTGGATATTGAATATCTCCAATGGTAACTCCACGATTACCACTGTAGTATTTTGCTATTGATCCGTCTGTTATTAATGCAAACATAATATTAACTTAGCGTTAACGCTAAATTCCTCCCTACTTCTAACCATTTTGCTCCGTTATATCTAAAGTTAAACATGTCCCCTTTAGACGCTGTAGTCGTAGCTGTTGGGGCTGTGTCCGAGGCAAATTCGAAAACGGCGTCCCATGCAATCGTTCTAGAACCCGTACCATCCTGTATGCAAACGATGGAAATGAATTGTCCCGTTGTTGGATTTGAAGGTGCATCAAAAGTCACATTAGCCGTCAATGTCACTTTCGCAACTGGAGACGCTCTAACGTCCCAATCCTGCGTCGCATCAAATGATAATGTAGCTTCCTCTAAGTATACGGCACCTGTTATTTTTGTTAAATTATTAGCGTCTGCTGTAAATACTTTTGATGCTGCTGTTGTACCTAATGTTGCAAGATCACTGTAGTCTAATTCTGTTGTAGTTACTCCTGCGCCATCCAATTTATTAAGTTCTGCCGCTGTAGTTGTTACCGCAGTGCCACCAATCATTAATTTATCTTTAACTATATCTACTAAGGCACCGCCCGCTGTCAGTAATTTATCAGCGGAAGTGTCCCACATTATATAAGCACTTGACGTATCTCCAAAAAATTTTGTATCATAGCCTTGCCCGTCAACACCAGATGTAAACGTAGCGTCTATTTGAACTGCACCATCTATATCGACAGTGTCTAAATTCGCTGTACCATCAATGTCAATAGCTCCTGAAATGTCCAAAGTAGCGGCTGCTACTTCAGCAGCAAAAGTTATATTGGCTGAACTGTCACCCGTCATCCAAACAACTGAGCCATCTTCACCATCAGATATTGAAAGTTGATCGTCTCCTGTTGCACTTGAAACATCCGCTTTTCCAATTACGACATTACCAGAACCTGTTGTAATGTTATCTCCAGCTGTATAGCCAAGAGTAATATTGTAGTCACCAGTAGTAATAACTTCACTGGCTTTAGCACCTATAGCAGTATTATAGCTATGACTATTGCCTGATACTCCTTCTAATGCTTCAGCACCCAATGAAACGTTAAAAGTTCCAGTTACATTTCTCCAACCAGCACCATAACCAATACCAGTATTACTTGCACCAGTTGTTGCTCCTAATGCACTTCCTCCAACAGCAGTATTGTAATCACTTGTTGTGACAACATCTGCGGCATAAGCTCCTACTGCTGTATTATAGGCACCACCTGTTACTCCTGATGCGGCTGACCTACCAAGAGCTGTATTACTATCTCCTGATGTTAAGGCATCTAAAGCAAGAATTCCAACTCCTGTATTTTGAATAGCTGCACTTAAAGTTCCTGTCGTTGAATGACCTACCAGTAAACTGTCTGTAAAATCTGTTCCACCAAATTTAAAATTGCCCGCAGCGAAATCACCCGTAACCGTTAAATTATCTGCTACCGTTGTTTCTGAAGTTGTATGTCCAATCGTTAATGCGATTCCTGAAGTCTCAGTTGCAATTTTTAAAGCGCCTTGTGAATTTGTAATATAAGAATTAGTACCATCGTGATACACTTGCATATCAGCACTATCACCAATTTTAATCGGAGAAGAGTCTGTTAATTCTAATGCATCATCTGATTGATCCCATAGTAAGAAGCTACCAGAAGTATCACCAAAGAACTTTACGTCTAGTCCTGTGCCATCAACACCAACCGTAGTTGCACCATCTATTTGTACAGCGCCATCAATATCAACAGCGTCTAAATTAGCTGTACCATCAACATCTATGTCCCCAGCTAAATCAATTCCTGCTGCACCTGCGAAAACTAAATCATCTGCTGATGTATCCCATAACATGTAAGCACTTGACGTATCTCCAAAAAATTTTGTATCGTAACCTTGTCCATCAACACCTGACGTAAATGTTGCATCTAATTGTACCGCGCCATCAATATCAACGGCATCTAAATTTGTTGTTCCATCAATATCTGCGTTGCCTGATATATCTAAAGTCGTTGCATCTAATTCTCCTGCAACGGTTAATACTCCATCAGCAAGTGTCATTAAATCTGTATCACTTGTATGT